TATCAGTGACGTTCATTTAAACCTCCAACAGCCCTTCAATTGTAGCAATCATTTCGTCGCTGAACTTATTTTGTTTTATTGCCCGATATACATTATCTTTAAAATCAAGTGAAACGCTTTTTGTATCTTTTAACTTATTTACAAAACTTTCAATTCTTTCACTTCTTTCACTTTCTTTTAAAATATAACTATCGTCCACAAACTGTTCATTATCTATTATAGGAATAAATTCAACAACTTCCTCATCAGTGTCTACAAAATAAACACCACACCGATAATCTTTCATGTCACTAGCTTGTCGCAACAAACAACCCGGATTCACTACATGCCGGCCATTTTTTTCATAATGAAAATTATGATGATAATCACCGGTAAAAATCCATTTTGCTTTTGGAAATTCATTTAATAAATCTGCAGCTGTCAGCGCGTCGATATTTGGTGGTAAACTTTTATCGTCCGGAAATACCAAAACATGTTTAAAAACAACTTCAGCATTTTTATTGTCCTTCCCGTCGAAATTACTTGCTGAAAAACTAAATTCATCTAATTTCTCCATGTACTCAGCAATTAAACAAACACTATCTGAATTGAGCAAAATCCCAACAGCAGATCTTTCTATATTCTCGGAACTGTGATATGGCAAATCATGATTTCCGGCGATTATATAAAGTCCACCTGCAATGTCCGCGAGCTTTTGTACCATATAGACACATTCAAAATTCGTGTCGGAATTAGAATGAAAAATATCCCCAACAACAAAAATCGGAGCTTTCTTTTTATCCGAAATATTCAATATTTGTCTTAATGCTTTTTTCTGTGTCTCCATCCAATCGGCATCAATACGACATATCGGCATCGTTGCGCGTATATGCCAATCAGCAGTAATTATCGCCCTCATTTTAATCTCCTTTATGCTGCGGAATTAAAACCCATTTTGTTCCGTCACCTTTGTATAATTTAGAAATCAATTTTCGTTCACTTAAACTAAATACACCGATGAAGGAATCGTCATAAGGTTTTTCGGTTTCCATTAAACTAGTTAAATCTGAACTTGGTAAACTATAATTATATTTGCCATTACAAACGATATAAACCAAATCACGATTTTTTTCGCTGAACAAATCCGGCCTAAACTTTTCCAATTCCCTAGCAAGCAGGATCGAAACCTGCTTTTGAAATTCAATACCGTCTTCCATATCTAAACGCACCGGGACACCTGCATAATCATAATATCCCGATTCCTTGATTGCATTAATCAATAATTCATCTTTATTCATTTACACACCTTCCGTCTTTCATTGCAGCACCACACAAAGGACATACATCCGGGAACTGCGCTTTTAATTCTTTTATTTTTTGCTCACACAATTTTATATTATTTGTGAGTTCTAAATAACTGTTTATTTCCTCTTCAAGAGAATTTATACATTTATCCTCTTCATTAACTTCAGAATTTAAATCATTAAAATTCTGAATTAATTTCTTTTCAGTTTCGAAAGATGGGTACAGTTTGCAGGCATCAAAATCTTCCAAACTTTCTTCAACATCTAAAATATCATTTTTTAATTTTTGGGTTTGTTCGTTTAACAATTCGAATTTATTAATATTTACCTTTACTTTTGAAAGTCTACTGTATTTTACTACTAATTCGGAATATTTTTCGTATAATTCAATATCAGCATTTAATTCATTAAATTCAATTTCAATGCTGGTGTGTTTTTCAGAAATATTATTATACTTGGATAACAATTTTTCAACTTCATCTATCCAAATATATTTTTCCCTTTTTTCAGAATATTCTTTTAAAAGATCTTCATTCTGCACTATTTCCTGATTAGTTTTTCGTCTTTTGCTTTCAGCATTTGAAAGAATTTTGTCAATAATGTCAAGTCTTACAGTTTTATTAAAATACTGTGCAACCTGCCCACTAGATAAAGACAATAAAAATGGAGCGTCCTGCTGCCGCTGAATATTTGTGTCTGTCAAACGAAGCAATTTTTCAACCTGCAGCGGAACGTCTGTTTTTACAACGTTTAATTCTTCATCGTTTACAATATACTGATTTTTAGTTTTTGTTCTTCGTCTTATAACAAACCCATCATCATTTTCGACAGTAACTTCCATCGGTTCAATCTGATTTCCTTTTTCATCAAATGCCCAATGGCTTAACAAATTATCTGTCCCCAAAGGCCGATTATAAACAACCCAATATAATGCTCTTAAAATTGCGCTTTTTCCATTATTGGAAGATCCAATAATTGCGTTTATGCCCGGACTTAATTTTAGCTCTGTGTCTTTGTGGCTCTGAATGTTTTGTATTTTTATCGAGTGTATCATACTATTATTATAGGAGCTGCAGTATATATTTAAAAAATCAGCTATATCTCAACACGATTCATATAATTACATGATCTTTATAAAATACACCCGATTTTTTTAAACCTCAAGCACGATTACAACCTTTTTTTATTACTCCTTCGCTCCGTTCGGTTGTTATCATAATTATCAATATCATCCATAAATACTTCGTCATCAAAATGGCTATCTGTAACAATACGGCCAATAGAAAGACATTGTGTACAAACAGCTTCGCGAAATTCCTGTTCACCTTCGCGAAGCGCCAACTGCTTTAATCTCAAAATACCTGCTTTCTTTTCGCTTGGTGTTTGGTTAAGAGAAACCATACTTGTAATATGTGCAAGTTTACGAATATCTTCAGCAATATCTTTTGAAGCTGCATCCTTATCGATTGAAGCCCTGCCGGATTGGGAAGCTGTAAAAACCACACATTTTCTTTTTTGTGCTAAACCGCGCAAACGTTTCCAAATTCCGTCAAGCTGATTTCTATAATCACCTTTTTCGCTCGGTGTCATAATGTCAGCATAATCAACAATAACAACATCAGGAATAAATCCTTCCTGCTGATCCAAACGGTCAAGTTCTGTGTCCAATTGTTCCACCGTCAAATTATAAGCAGGCACAGCAAAAATTCGAATATCGCCACCACGAAACAACCGGCGAAAACTTTTCTGTTTCTTTTCAATTTCAGATATTGAAACTGTTTTTCTTGAAATTGTTTTGTGTTTTATGCACCAACATTTATTCGAATCTGAATCTGTTTTTTCAAAATAAGAATATAAAATGTCATCACGATCTTTATTTAACTGACCACTCAACGCGGTCCAATATCGTTTCTGCATTTTAGCTTCACTCATTTCGAGACTAACATGTAAAACTTTTAATCCATTCTGAACCGCAACAACCCCGGCGTCAATTAATGCAAATGTTTTTCCGCGCTTCATTGGCGCGAGATAACTAATAAAATCTTCCCGATTTACATCACCAACGACATCACCATAAGCACCCGGAAACCTAAACAGCAGTTCGTCCTCTTGTGTAAAACTGTTAATCAATGCTTCAGTATTATGAAGCAAGGAAACAGATTTACCGGAATTTTTTTCCACCGATTTATATTTTGTAATTGCGTTCTCTGCCTTACTTATTTCCCCGGCTGTCAGATAGGCGTCAATATCTTCATTTAAGTTTTTAAGACTACGCCCTTTCAAATATGTGATGGTCTGCTGCAGAACAAATTCATCATTAAATGTTTTTAATGTTTCAAAATCCTTACAAACTTTTTCAATAAATGTTAGAACATTTTCCTGTAAATCTTCATCGGAAATTTCTTCACACCGCGCCCGATAAAGTTTCATAATATCCTTTCCCGGAGCTTTTTTGAATTTGTTGTAAAAATCTTTTATCCATGCAGCCACAGTTCGCGCATATTCAATTTCCAAAAGTCTAGGATTTAAAATTGGGCAAACTTCACGACAAAACTTTTCTGAAGTTATAAGGCCAATTAAAAGATCCCGTTCTGAAAGTGTGTTGAGTTTTTCTCTTTTCATTTTTATTATAATACCTTTGCAATTTCAATTTTTATTTCGTTCTGTTTTGATTCTTCAGACTTTACAATATAATCCAATAATTTTTCGGCCACAGGTTTTAATTCCGGATAATCGTCAAAATCAAGTTTAACTTCCCCATAAGAAACTCTGATTGTTAAACCTGTAAGTCGATCAGAGCATACACCTTTAGCATATTTTGCAGTATCATAAATTCTGTCACTCAATCTACACAAAAAAGAAATTTTACTAGTTTTCATAATTCCAACTCCATGAATATATTATAGGATTTCCACAGTATTTTTTAATATTTGTTTTAGTTCGTCAGAATATCCAAAACGCTTCTGATTAATTTCAAGGGATTTAAAAATATCCCCGTCCGCATGGCGTTCCGAAGCTGCTTTCCAATCACAAATCATTTCCACCAAATCAATCAAATTCATTCCGCGGATACCATTTTCGAAATGTTCCGGATGATGTCTGTTATTGGCATAATGGATGTCCAAACCCTCTTTTAAACCTGCTAAAAACTTTTTATATTCTTCGCTGCCATAAGTACAATTTTTCAATTTGGGTGTATATTCATCAAATAACGCCTTTTCCACAGAATTATCAATTTTATCATGATCATGCTTTAAACTTCGGTCTATTAATTCGTCATTAATTTTTCCGATGTAACTTCTTACTTTTACAATGTGTTCCATTGTGTCTTTTTGGCTGTCATAAATTTCTTTCATGATTTTACCCCTCAAATTCATAAATTATAATTGGCCTATATTCCGCGTCCATATATGGCAAACTTCGGATGGTATTATATTCCACATTTTCACAAGCTTCGGAAAGAAAATCATCGTAAGTTCTTTTATCGTCTTTTTCTTTCTGCGAAAATTCTTCTGCAGCGTTTCCGGCTGTTAATTTTTGGTAACTATAAATTAAATGCTGTTTGTCTTCGCTTACACCGATTATTCCCTTATTAAAATAATCGCGAGGTTCCAACACAATAGCATTTTCATCTATACCCCATAAATCAATCAATTCTTCAAGTTCCATTTTCAACCCCTTTTTTAAAATATTACTTCGTCCATATCATTGAACGTTA